ATTTAAATAATTGTATTTAATTAATGTATACGAATCAGATAAGGATAATCGTGAGAGAGTTGATAATGAATCAAAACCAACTTTTACACAATTAAATTTAAATAGATATCATCAAAAGATAGTTTCTAATTTGTTTAATTATTTTTCTTTAGCTCTAGATTCTTACAAGAAAGATGTTCCATCATCAAAATATTTACCAGAAATTAAATATATTGAGGAATTTAGAATTAAAAAATATGAGGTTGGTGGAGTAGATCGTTTTGATGAACATGTAGATGTGATTGATCATAAGTCATCTAAGAGATGTCTTGCTATGTTATTCTATTTGAATGATGTTGAGGAAGGTGGTAAAACTATTTTCCCTTATCATCATAAAGAGTTTACTCCTGTTAAAGGATCTGTTATAATATTTCCACCAACGTGGGAATATCCACATTTGGGTGAACCACCAGTAACTAACCCAAAATATATTATGAGTTCTTATTTACATTACTATTGATGGATAGAGTCGAAACAACAATTTTACGTAATTTGATTTACGATGAAGAGTATATCCGTAAGGTTATACCCTTTATTCAACCAGATTATTTTGAGAATAGTCAAGAGAAAATTATATTTGAAGAGATTGCAAAGTTTATTGTCAAGTATGATAAACCAGCCTCACAAGAAGTATTGATTATAGACATAGAAAAGAGATCAGATATCAATGAATCACAGTTCAAAGAAATAGTAGAGATTGTTTCTTCCCTAGATAGACAGGTTGTTAATTTTGATTGGTTGGTAGACACTACTGAGAAGTGGTGTAAAGATCGTGCGATATATCTTGCATTAATGAAGTCGATTAAGATTGCAGACGATCAAGATGAGAAGAAAAACCGTGATGCCATACCAAATATACTATCAGACGCCCTTGCTGTTTCATTTGATAATCACATAGGACATGACTATCTCCAAGACTATGAAGAAAGATTTAGATTATATCACCAAAAGGAGGAGAAAATACCATTTGATCTCGAATACTTTAACAAAATCACGAAAGGTGGTTTACCTAACAAGACTCTTAATGTCACGCTTGCTGGTACAGGTGTCGGGAAGTCTCTATTCATGTGCCACCTCGCTAGCTCCGTGTTGCTCCAAGGGAGGAACGTTCTCTATATTACAATGGAGATGGCAGAAGAGAAAATTGCTGAACGAATTGACGCAAACCTCCTAAATATTCCCATACAAGAGATAAGTGAACTTCCTAAAATGATGTTTGATAGTAAGGTCAATAACCTTATGAAGAAAACACAAGGACAGTTAATTATCAAAGAGTATCCCACAGCATCTGCACACTCAGGTCATTTCAAAGCCTTACTCAATGAACTTGCATTGAAGAAATCTTTTAGACCAGATATCATTTTTGTTGATTATCTAAACATATGTGCATCATCACGTTATCGAGCAAATAGTAATGTCAACTCGTATTCCTATATTAAAGCGATTGCTGAAGAACTCCGTGGTCTTGCAGTTGAGGCTAATGTACCTATCGTCTCCGCTACTCAGACGACTCGTTCTGGCTATGGTAGTAGTGATGTTGATCTTACTGATACAAGTGAATCCTTTGGTCTCCCAGCCACTGCTGATCTTATGTTTGCTCTTATATCTACTGAGGAATTGGAAGCGTTAAATCAGATAATGGTTAAACAACTTAAGAATCGTTACAATGATCCGACAATATTCAGAAGGTTTGTTGTTGGAGTTGACCGTGCAAAAATGAGATTATACGATTGTGAACAACAGGCACAAGAAGATATACTTGACAACAAAAAAGATGAAGAGTATAATGAAGAAGAGAAAAAACTACCTAAAAAATCATTCGCAGAATTTAAATTTTAATGACTAAAAAAGTTGACTTTGATAAGTATGCTATATTCGTGGATGGTGTCACATCCAATCCCAGTAAGGATTATAAATCTTTTATTGAGAGTCTTAGTTCCCTTAACGCAAAAGGTGCCAATATTAATCGTCTTACCACTGCTGCTGTTGGCATTAGTGCTGAAGGTGGTGAGTTTATGGAGATTGTCAAGAAGATGGTTTTCCAAGGTAAGCCTTACAACGACGACAATCGAGAGCATCTTATTATTGAGTTGGGTGACGTTATGTGGTATGTGATGCAAGCGTGTGCTGCACTTGACGTTTCAATCGAAGATGTGGTCGCAGGAAATGTAGAAAAATTAAAGAAAAGATATCCTGGTGGAGACTTTGATGTTTATCATTCAGAGAACAGAGCAGCAGACGACAGATAATTAAGAGAATATTAAGTTTATAATATACTATATCAGGAGGGAAGAGTATGAGTGGAGACGCAGGATTAGACGAAAAGGTAATATTCTATCATCGAAAGATGACAGAAGCAAAGAAAATTGTGTTAAAACACAAGGGAATAGAGTTGGCATATATGGAAATAAATAGTCAAAAAAGTAAATGTCTGGAAACACCCTAGGCTCTGATATAAATGAAATTCATTTAGCATATTTGCTCAATAATAATTCATATCCCGATAGGCAGTCACAAATACAGATAGAAAATAGAATAAATGTAGTCTCTGAGCAAACTACTGAATTTCAAAAAGGTAGAGCAGGGGCAATGTATAATACATTTTTAAAGTTTTTACGAGATAAAGGATATGGTACACCAGTATCAGCATATTGGACTTCAAGACCTGGATTTTCTTTTAAAAAAATTATTGGAATAGATGTTGATCAGAGATTAAATCCAACAGATGTTTTGGTTGAATTAAGTAATGGAAAATTTTATGGTATATCTGCAAAATCAACATTTGGTGGAGGTGCAGGATTTAAGAATCCAGGTGTAGGAACAATAGATAAATATTTAAATACAAATCTAAAATCAATTGTAGATAAGTATGTTGGACAAATAATTTCTGAATTTGATTTACCAATTTTTGCTAACGGTAGAAAGCAAATAATTAATGCAGATGCTAATTTAAAAAAAAGAATTATGGTTGAATATGGATCTCCCTGTTTACGAGAAATGAGAGACTCATATTTAAATACAATTAATCAACTAGATGATGCTGAAGTAAGAGAATTTATTGCAACTGAATGGTTAAATGAAAATCCAGAAATTTTAAGATTACCTTATGTAAAAATTACAGGAACAGGAACTAATGTCTACTCAGCTAGTTTGTATGATCCTATAGGATATTCTCAAACACGACATTTAGTTAAAGGTCCTATTACTTTTTCAAGTGTTGGTAATGATTCAGTAGGTGTGACAGCAAACAACACTAGAATTTTAAAAATGAGATTCAAATTTGAAAGCACTCAACTTGCTTCATCCGCAAAAATGTCAGGAGATCCTTGGTAATGAATGATTTAATTGAATCACTAATACATCAGTTTAAAAAACAAAGAGTTATTCGAGGAAACATTTGGGACAATTTTATGTTTTTCTGTTATAATATATTAGGGGCTAACAAAGATGATAAATATAAACATACTAGAGCGTCAATTTTAAATTATATGACGCAGAATAAGAGTGAGATCTTATTGAAACTGACCAGAAACTGATGAAAACATTTTTACAATTTATTACTGAAAGCTCTGCAACTCAACAAGCAACTAGACTTGGGTTGGAGGGAGATGGTCATGGTGGTTGGTATGATAGAACATCAGGAGAATTTGTAGCAAAGACAGAGAAAGGTAGACTAAAGTTTTTTAACAAGAGACAAAAAGTTGGTGGTAAAGATCCAGCACAAACTGAGAAAGAAAAGAATATATCAGATCCCAATTTTGTAGATCCAAAATTAAAACAACAAGAACCACAACAAGAACCTGCACCAGATCAACAGCAGCAACAGCAACAACAGGTACAAAGTCCAGACTTAGCAGCAGGTCCACCACCAGTTCCAAAAACAAAAGGAACTCTTACTCTTGCATTTGGTAGATTTAATCCACCACACGCAGGTCATCAACAACTTATGGATATTGCTGCACAATCAGCAGAGGCAGAAGAGAGTGATTACATTATTGTTCCTTCAAGAAGTCAAGATAAAAAGAAAAATCCTTTAGATGCAGATACAAAAGTATCTATTATGAGACAGTTATTTCCACAACACAGTGAAAGAATTGTCAATGACGGTGCGAATCGTACAATATTTGATGTACTTAAGAAAGCACATAATGATGGATATACTAATGTAAGAATAGTTGCAGGACAAGATCGTGTGAAAGAGTTTGATAAATTATCTCAAAATTATAATGGACAACTTTATCAGTTTGACAATATGGAAGTTGTATCATCTGGTGATCGTGATCCTGATGCAGAGGGAATGGAAGGATTATCTTCTTCAAGAATGAGACTTGCTGCAATGGAAGGTGATTTTAAAACATTCCGTGCAGGACTACCAGAAGGAACACCAAGAAAATCAGCAATGGCATTGTTTGATACTGTACGTCAATCAATGAATGTAAAAGAGGCAAAAGAATTTTGGAATATATGGGAAATTGCACCTAAGTATGATTTGGAAAATTTAAGAGAATCATATATTGCAAAGAAAATTTTTAACATAGGAGATAAAGTTGAAAATTTAAATACTGGTATGATTGGACGTATCATTCGTCGTGGAGCAAATCATTTAATTTGTGTATCTGAAAGCAATATTATGTTTAAATCTTGGGTCAAAGATTTACAAGAAGCGATTGTAAATTCTAATACACCATCAGGTGTACCCGCAACACAAAGGTTAGTTGGAACAGATGCGTTTAGAAAATACGTTGAAACTATGGTGCCAGGAAGTTCCTATGGAAAACAATTTATAAATAAATATAAAGTTAGAAAGTAATCTTCATTAAAATGAGCACTGATATCGCTGAAAGCTTACCAAAAAGAAAATTTGCACCTGCACCAATGGTTGCCAAGGGAGCTGGAAAAGGATCTAAATCTGCACCGCCAGCAGCAAAGGGTGGTAGTGGAAAAGGTGCGTCTGAGGAAGGTTCAGAGAAGAGAATTCGTCAAGCAGTGTATGATATCAGATATCGTGCAAGAAGAGAAGATATAGATCTTAAAGCAGCATTCGCTCAATATATGTCAAATAGTTCATTAAGTCAAGCAGATAGAACAGCTGTAAGAGAAAAAATATTTGGTAAGACTGGTGGTATGTCAGAGAAGTATGTTAATAGTGCAGATGAACTCGCAGTAGATGGTGTAGCATCAGCATTATATAAAGTATTTGTTGAAAAGAAAGATGAGGAAAAAGAACTTGAACTTGCATATTTACAGCAGTTAGATGAAGATGAAAATAAAAAATATAAAGTAAGAGTAACAGACAATAATGGAAGACAGTATGTAAGATTTGCCACTCGTGAAAAAATTACTGAACTTCGTCAGAATCCAAATATTAAATCTGTAGAGATGACAGAACACGGTGAGCCATATGAAGGTGAGAGAAAAAAAGACTGCAGAGCGAG